AGACATCAGAAAGGAACTTGCTGAGTATAAAAAGGCTGAAACATTGAGAGAAGATTCAGAAGATTTAGCCGATACCGAAAAAGAAAAACTAGGTAAATTGGCTGATGGTATAGATTTTGAAGACAAGTCTCAATATTCTGAGAAACTTGAAGTAATTAAGGAAAATTATTTCCCTAAACAACAGAAGGAAACAATTACAGAAGAGTTGGAAAATACTGAAGTAGAAGAACAAGATAGTTCAGAACCAAGTGTTGATCCAGCTATGAAGAGATATGTTTCCTCATTAACTCGTTTTAACAAATAACATTTTTAGGAGATTAAAAAAAATGTATCTAGCTGAAGGACTACAACAAAAGTGGGCCCCGGTCTTGGATCACGAAGATATGCCCAAGATTAAAGACCCATACCGAAGAGCGGTTACCGCCGTTCTTTTGGAAAATCAAGAAATAGCCATGGCGGAACAGGCATCTATGGAAGGCCGCGGTTCCTTGATGGAGGCAGCAACATCTTTAACCAGCCTTGCTCCAACAGCAAGTTCGTCTGGTGGAGTACAATATCAAGATCCAGTTTTGATTTCCATGATTCGTAGAGCAATGCCCAATTTAGTTGCTTATGATGTTTGTGGTGTTCAACCAATGACTGGGCCCACAGGACTTATTTTCGCAATGCGTCCAAGATATGATTCACAAGGTGGTGCTGAAGCCATGTACTCAGAACCAGAATCCACACATTCTGGTGATGCTGGAGATGATATGGTCAGTTCCGGAGCAGGTGCACAAGCAGCAGCTCAAGGTGGAACATACTCCGCAATATTGGGTGTAGGTAACTCAACGGCAACTGCTGAAACTTTCGGTCTTACTGGAACTTCCGGTACAGCTGCTGAAGATTTCCAGCAAATGTCATTCTCAATTGACCGTGTAACTGTTACAGCTAAGACACGTGCACTCAAGGGTGAGTACTCGATGGAATTGGCACAGGATCTTAAAGCCGTTCACGGTTTGGATGCTGAAACAGAACTTGCTAACATTCTCTCACAAGAGATTTTGGCAGAGATTAACCGCGAAGTTATCCGTACCATTTATTTTAGTGCGGAACACGGAGCACAACACAATACATCAACAGCTGGTGTATTTGACCTTGATGTTGACTCTAATGGACGTTGGTCTGTTGAGAAATTCAAAGGTCTGATGTTCCAAGTAGAACGTGATGCAAATGCAATCGCAAAGTCAACACGTCGCGGAAAAGGTAACATCATAATCACATCTTCAGACGTTGCTTCTGCTCTAGCCATGGGCGGAATGATGGACGGAGCTGGTGTTGATGACACAGGTAACACTTTCGTTGGAACACTCAACGGCCGTTACAAAGTTTATGTTGATCCATATTTCAGTGCGTCAGCAACTAACTTCTTCTGTGTAGGGTACAAAGGTTCATCTGCTTATGATGCAGGTATCTTCTACTGTCCTTACGTTCCATTACAAATGGTTCGTGCGGTTGGTGAAAGTTCCTTTCAACCAAAAATTGGTTTCAAGACACGTTACGGACTCGTAACCAATCCATTTGGAAACAGTGCTGGCACCGGAGCCTTGACTGCCAACGCTAACTACTACTACAGATTGATCAGAATTGACAATTTGATGTAAGTTAAGTCTTTAGGAGTTATTACCCCTAAAGAACGTGAGAAGGGTGATTACTTAATTGTAGTCACCCTTTTTTTTTGTCCTAACTAAATATTACAGAAAGGATATTCCATTTATGTCTGCATTACAAGATCAACCAATCAATACTAGTTTTTTAAGTCCTATTGGGTTTAAATTTCAACTTAATAATTTTCCAGAAGTAAACTATTTTTGTCAGTCTGCTACTTTGCCTGGAATTTCTATAAGTTCTATTAGTGTTCCTACACCATTAAAAGCCATAGACATTGCTGGGGATGAAGTTACTTTTGAAGAGTTGTCAATAAAATTCATAGTAGATGAAAATATGAAAAATTGGTTATCAATTTATGATTGGATTATCGGACTTGGATTTCCAACTGAAGAGGGTCAAGAAAAATATAAAAAATTATCAGAAAACTCAGAGTTGACTACTGACGCAACTTTAACCGTTTTAACAGGAAATATGAACCCTCAGATAAATTTTCGATTTCATGAATGTTTTCCATTAAGTCTTTCTTCAATTGCATTTGATAGTGGTGGAACAGATATAGATTATGTTACTGCAGATGTTTCTTTTCGTTATGATTTTTACAGGGTTGAAAATCTACTCAACAATGAGCAACATACGAAGGAGCACGAGCTTACCCATCTGGTGAAAAACCCCCTACAACTGACCTTAGTGGGGCATAAACAACCAGTTTAATTATTATTTAAGGAGGTGATTTGAAACTTGAAGATATTCAAGAACTTTGGCATAGAGATAGTGAAATTGATTATACAGAATTGGGTACAGAATCCATCCGTATTCCACAAATTCACGACAAATATCTTAAAATTTTTACTGATGAACGAATCAGACTAAAAGGAGTTGAGTTTGAACTATCTAAAATGGTTCGGACTAAGACTGAGTATTATTCTGGTAAAATGTCTCAAGAAGAACTTGAACGACATGGTTGGGAACAATATTTGGGAAGACTTCTCAAGAATGAAATAGCTAAATATATTGAATCAGATGATGATGTAATCAAATTGAAACAACAATTAGTAGTCCTACAGGAAAAGATAAACTATCTGGACTCTGTTATTAGGATGATAAACAATCGGGGGTTCCAGATTAAGAATGCTTTGGATTGGTTGAAATTTTCTCATGGAAATAATTAACATATCTAAAAAAAATGAAGTCTATATCAAGATAGATTCTGAAGCTTCAACTGCTCAAGAGATTTGTGACCATTTTACTTTTATGGTGCCTGGCTACACATTTATGCCAGCATATCGTAATAGACTTTGGGATGGAAAGATAAGACTTTTTAATGTTCATAACCGTCTTCTTTATGGAGGATTGTTTGAACATCTTTGTAAATTTCTCTATACCAGAGACTACAAAGTTAAGTTTGATTCAAATTTTAATAATGAAAAAATAAAAATTAAGAAAGATTTTATAGATTCATTAAAGTTACCAGTAATCCCTAGAGATTATCAGATGATTGCTGCCAACCATGCCCTGTCCCACCACAAAGCACTTTTACTTTCACCAACAGCTTCAGGTAAATCTTTGATTATCTATATACTTATAAGGTATTTGAATTTGAAGACTCTTATTTTAGTTCCTACTATATCTCTTGTTTCTCAAATGTATAATGATTTTAGACAATATGGATTTGATGTAGCAAACAACTGTCATACGGTTTTTGCTGGAAGAGATAAAGGTTCTGAACTGCCTATCATAATATCAACATGGCAGTCAATTTATAAGATGCAACAAAAATACTTTGAACAATATGAACTTGTGATTGGTGATGAAGCTCATGGTTTTAAGTCAAAATCTCTCACATCTATAATGACCAAATGTATTAATGCAAAATATCGTATAGGAACAACTGGAACATTAGATGGAACACTAACTCATAAATTGGTGCTAGAAGGGCTGTTTGGTAAGGTCTACAAGGTCACCTCAACAAAGAAGCTTATAGACAGTAAGTATCTATCACCCTTTACTATCAAAGCAATTTTACTAAAACATCCAGATTCAATATGTCATGATCTTAGGAACATAAGTTATCAAGAAGAATTAGATTATTTGGTAAATTCTGAAGCAAGAAATATATTTATAAAAAAAATAGTTCTAGATTTAAAGACTAATACACTTCTTCTATTTCGTTTTGTTGAAAAACATGGAAAGATACTTTACGATATGATAAAGGAGGAATCAAATGGTAGAACAATATTTTTCGTTCATGGAGGAACGGATGCAGATACAAGAGAACAAATTAGACATATCGTTGAATCAGAACGAAATGCAATCATCGTTGCTAGTTACGGCGTATTTAGTGTTGGCGTCGATATTAGGAATCTTCATAACATCGTCTTCGCTAGTCCTTCTAAGAGTCGGGTTAGAAATCTTCAGTCAATAGGTCGAGGATTACGGAAATCTAAAAAGAAAGATATAGCTACATTGTATGATATTGCTGATGATCTGTCTTATGGTAGTAATCACAACTATACATTAGATCATTTTGAGGAAAGAAAAAAAATATATAAGGAAGAACGATTTACTGTAGCTGAATACGTTGTACAATTGAAGACTTAATAAATCATTTAACCCCTACACTAGTATTATATCACCTGTCAAGAGCTTTGTCAAGTGGTTGACAACACTTAGGTATTATGTTATAATATATGAAATGACAACTTATAGGAGGGCCGATTGGTAAAACCAAAATCAATACATTACATAGATAATGAAAAGTTTTTGAAAGAAATGATAATATATAAACGTGAATTTGATGAGGCTAAATCCAGAGATGAACTTCCACCAATGATTTCGGAATATCTTGGTGAATGTTTTATGAAGATAGCACAACGACTTTCTTTTAGACCTAATTTTATAAATTATGCTTTTAAGGATGATATGATTTCAGATGGTATTGAAAATTGTATTCAATACATAAAGAACTTTAATCCAGAAAAATCATCTAATCCATTTGCATATTTTACTCAAATTATCTACTATGCTTTTATTAGAAGGATACAGAAAGAGAAAAAACAACTTTATATAAAATATAAAACTATGGAAAGCTCTCCATCTTTATCTGAAAATGTAGAAGTGTCTGCAAATGACAGCGATAAAGGATATAATCAAGAAACAATGAATGCTGACCAAAAAGCAAATATGCATAATTTTATCAAAAACTTTGAGGATGCAAAGGCTGCTAAGA